AGATCACTAGCGCGAAGGCGGTCCTCGAGTACGTCGATGCGGCGATCGCCCGCGGCGAGCTCGGGAACAAGGAGGGATCGATGAAGCAGCAGAAGTGTCCCGCGCCGGCCGGGCGCAAGGACGAGATCGATGAGGAGCTCGGCTCCGAGGCCCCTCCGGTTCCCGAGGATCTCGGGGAAGAGGCGCCGTCCGATGTGCAGGAAGCGATCGAGGTCCCGGCGACCCCGACCGCACTCAAGCTCGGCGACTGCATCAACATGGCCCAAGATGCCGGCCTCGACGAGACGCTCGCCGGCTCCGCGTGCGGAATGATCCGCGCGGAGTTCGCCGATCCCGACTCCGAAGAGGATGTGCTCATTCCGGAGGGTGTCGACATCGGAGGCTTGATCAATCTCGCCGCGATGCAGCTCACCGGAAAGCGCCTCGAGGCACTCCCGGCTCCGCCCAAGGGCTTCAAGTTCACCGGCCGCAGCGTGTGGACGGCGAAGTTCAAGTCGTTCCTCGGCATCAAGCCGCGCCCGGCGGGTGCGAAGCTCGTCGACTATCTGAACGGCGTCGAACGCCGACTGGAGGAAGCGATGTCCGATCAGGTCAAGTCCCGACAGCAGCTCGATCAACTGCTCCAGCAGCAAGGGATCCTCGTCCGCGCTCTCGCCGCGGCGACGGGTGCCGAGCTGCCGGACGTCTCCGCGCCGGCGCCGGCCGCCACTCCGGCTCCGGCCCCGGAGATCCCCTCGGCCAACCCGCTGACGGGTGACGTCAAGTCCCAGAAGGACGGCGCTGCGGTCGGCGCGCCGGTGGTCCCGGCGCCGGAGCCCGATCGGCTCACGCTCCTCGAGCAGCAGATCGCCGAGATGCGGGCTCTCTTCGAGCAGCAATTCGGCGGCGGCATCTACACCCAGGACCCCGAGGACGAGGACGTCGAGGAGCTCGTCGCTGCCTCAGCCGCCTCCCCGTCCGCGCCGAAGCGTGTGTCCCAGCCGGGAGCCACGCGTCTCAAGATTCAGTCCAAGGGCATCGCGCAAGCGGAGGCCCAGCGTTCCTCGATCACCGGGATGCCGACGTCGGCGGCCGAGCGCGACTCCGCGCGTAAGGCTGGCGGTGGGCTCCCGCGGATCTCGTACCGATAAGCGGGGAGGTCTCGATGACGATGATCTTCAAGTCGACTCGGTCGGTGCCGAGCCCGAAGTCGCCCCCCCGCCTCGGCGGGGACACGCGGCTCTCCGGCGCGGACCAGCTCCTCGCGCACGATCCGGCGACGGTATCGTGGCTCGCGAAGTGCTGGGCTGAGATGCACACCGACAAGCGTCGCTGGCCGATCTTCTCTCAAAAGAAGCTCGGCCAATTTCTCGATTCCGTAGGGGTCGACCTCGACCAGGAAATCAAGGCGGTGGACGAGGAGAAGGATGTTCCGGACTACTGCGATTCGACGGCAGAGTCGATGAAGCGGTTCGCTGGATGTTCGTTCCTCGCCCAGTCGCCGATGTCCGCGTGCGAGTACCTCCGTACCAAGCGGGCGCTCGCGCGCTCCTGAGCACGCAAAACTCACGGCGGGAGAACCGAGAGGAGTAGAGCAAGTTGCTTTCCCAGGGTCACGCGCTGCTCAGGCAGGCTAGCGTCATCGAAGGACGGCGTCTGAGCAAGTTTGAGCAGCAGAAGTTTCTGCTGCGTTCGGTCGCACCGGCTCTCATCCAGCCGGAGGAGGCCGACACGCTCATCGACTATGTAGTCGACGAGTCCCAGATGTTCCGTCTCGCCACGGTCGAGCGCATGTCGACCAACGAGCAGGACATCCGGTTCATCTCCCTCTCCGGCGGCGTCCTCCGGCTCGCGACCTGTAACGCGACTCCCGAGGAAAGCGTCTCCATCTCGAACACCAACAAGTGCCTCAAGACCATCTCGCTCGACGCAAAGTTCTTCCTCTGCGACGACGACCTCCAGGATGGCTTGACGGGCGCTCAGCTCGAGCAGCAGATCATGCGGATGACCGCCGACACGATCGCGAACGAAGCTGAGCTGGTGGCCTGGATGGGGAACACGAACAACTCCTACTCCGCCCCTCTCATCGTCAACAACGACGTGATGCACGCGCGGGACATGTGGTATCGCCAGCTCCAGCAGGGTCACATCTTGAACGCGGGCGGGTTCGGGGACAGCACCCGGGCGATCTCGTATCACAAGATGAACTGCCTCCAGCGGGCGCTACCGACCAAGTACCGCCGCAATCCGGAGCAGGCCCGCTACTTCATGCACCCGGACGTCTGGACTGACTTCGCCGAGCTCCACCAGGGGCGCGAGACTGCTCTCGGCGATCGGTCGCTCCTCGGCCCCGCCCCGCGCGAGCACATGTCTTCGCCGATCGAGCCCATCGCTCTGATCCCGACTGACATCCGGGCTTGCGGCTGCGAGTCGCTGGCGACCGCGACCGGGACCTTCGTCGCCTACTCCGATCCCTCCAACTTCGTTGTGGGGATCGAGAAGAACATCACGTTCGAGCGCTGGCGCGATGGGCCTCGGCATCTGACGTGGCTGATCTGGACGTTCCGGTTCGATGCTCTGATCTTCAACGAAGACCAGACTTCGCTCCTGGACTGCGCTCAGCTCTTGGCTTGCTCGACGCTGGCCTGTTCGCCGCCGGCTCTGCCGGCTGGCCGCTGCCACTCCTGCCTGAACACGGGCTCGTAGTAGTAGCGTTCTCGTAGTAGTCGACCTCGGCGCAGCGCGTACCGGCGCGACCGGGACCGTAGCACTGGCTCTAGGTTCTCCCGGCTGGTGTGGTCCTGATCCGATCGAGCGCGCTGCGCCGAGGGGCTGTCGCTCCCTCCCGCCCCGCCCGAGCCTCATGGGCGAGCACAACTGAAAGGACGTCGAGCGTGCCGCAGGTGGTCCTGGCGCGAGCCCTCACCTATCAGCACAACGGGAATATGTTCCGTCGCGGGGTCCCGCAGGACGTCCCCGAGAAGGACTACCTCTTCCTGCTGTCGCAGGGGTTCATCGACCCGACCCATGAGCTTGCGATCGTCCACCCCTCTCGGATCGCTCGAGCTCCCGCCAACACCGAGGTCCCGGTGATCCGGACCGGCGGGATGGGTGATGTGCTGATGGTTCTGCCCGGGCTGCGAGCGCTCGCGAAGCGCTTCCCCCGGCTCCGCTTCACCTACGCGACGTCCCACGAGTTCGTCCCGCTCCTCCGGGACTGTGACTTCCTCCACCGTGTCGTCCCGCTGTCCGACCTCGCCGGCCGCTACTCCTGGGCGATCGACCTCCGGGGCTACTCCGAGCGCGAGGGCCGGGAGCGCTTCGACCGGCCGGGCGTCTTCGCCAAGTACCTGCTCAACGGTGGGGAGCCGGAGGACTGGTCCTATCCCCTCGTCCCGACCGAGGAGGAGCGCGCTCGGGGCCGAGAGCTCACCGGAGCCGCGATCCACCAGCGCCCGGTCATCGGGATCGTCATCGGGAGCCACTCCCAGTCCGGGATGCGCAACTGGCCCATGACGTACGTCGAGGAGCTCGTCGAGCTCGCCTTTGCCGCGGGGATGCGGTGCGTGCTGATCGACGACCGGGTCCAGCCGCTCACTCCCCGGCTCGCCGCGGCCGGATGCCTCTCGCTCGCCGGCCACCTCTCGATCTCGCAACTGATGGCCGTCGTGGCGTCCTGTGACTTCATCGTCTCCCCGGACACGGGCGTCTTCCACCTCGCCGAGGCGCTCGGGACACGGACCGTGGGCTACTTCACGAGTGTCCCGCCGGCCGCTCGAGCCGCCCACTACCAGCACTCGAGGACGATCTACGCCGGCGTCTCCTGCTCCCCGTGCTACCACGCGCCGTCGTGTGGAGCTCCGCCGGGGAGCACGCTTTGCGCCCGCGAGGTCCAGCCGGTCCGAGTCTGGCTCGAGCTCGAGTGGATGGGCCGGCGGGAGCCTCCATACCACTACGCGGCGCCGTTCTCGCTTCCCGAGCCCGCCGCCGCGGCTCCGGTGCGCTTCTCATTCCAGGCGGCATAGGGAGGGGTAGATGAGTTTCAGTGTACGCGGACGGGCAAGCGCCACGGCAGCCACGGCCGATCACGCGGTTTTCGCTTTCTGGAACCCGCACTCGACACACCGCATCAAGGTCATCTCGGTCGCTATGTTCGCGCAGGTCGCCCCAACGGCCGGCTGGACGGGGCGCTTCCGGCGCATCAGTGCCCGCGGCACGGCCGGCTCGACGGTGACGCCGAACAGCTCGAACCATTCGGAACTGGCCATCGCTCCTCCGTCGGGCGTGCTCCTCGACCTGGCGGCCTACTCGGCGCAGCCGACGCTGCTCGCAAGCTCGGTGGACATGCTCCTCGGCTACCCGTACCCAGCGACGATCGGCGCCGGGATCATCTACCCCATTCCCGGCGGGGTCGTCATCCCGCCCGGAGCAGGCATCGCCTACATCCAGGTGCCCGCTACGGCATCGACGGCGATGGAAGTGGCGATCACGTGGCTCGAGGACTGGCTGTAAAACCCGATGCCTACCTACCGCGGCACTGTCGTCATCTGTATCCAGCACGTCGGCGAGGTCTTCGACTCGCCGCTGCCGGTGGCGA